GTTTTCCATTTAATTTTGTCACTTCGGAGGGGCGGTTGGGCCTGCGGGGACGGATAAGTCCGCAATGGGAAGCAACGGAAGCATTTCCGCGATCGAAGAGCTTGCCGTGGAAGAAACGCGGTCTTTCGCGTTCCGAGCGGGTGATTGCGTTTCTTCAGTGGCTGCCGATCACGAAGGGTCCGTTGACTGGGGAGCGGTTGCGGTTATTGCCGGATCAGCGGCGGTTCGTAGAGGAGATCTACGGTAATCTCGACAAGGATGGACTTCGGCGGCGGCGCTTGGGGGTGTTGAGCCACCCGAAGGGGAATGGCAAATCGGGGATGGTTGCGGGGTTGTGCTTGTGTCATTTGCTCGGACCCGAGGCGGAACTACGCGGCGAGATTTACTCGGCCGCGATGGACCGGCAGCAGGCGGCGATTATTTTCGCGGAGATGGCGGCGACGGTGTTTGCCGTCCCGGAGTTTGCCGATATCTGCAATGTCGTGCGGTTCACCAAGCGGATTGAGGTCATCGATCCCGGCGGCCCGGCGAATGGCTCGACCTTCGAGGCGCTCTCGGCCGATGCCAGGCGGGCGCATGGCCTGTCGCCGACGTTGTGGGCTTACGACGAACTGGCGCAGGCGAAGGACAGGGTTCTCCTCGACAACCTGATCAACGGGCTGGGCAAGCGGCGCGAAGCTCTCGGGATCGTGATCTCGACCCAGGCGCCGGATGACAGCCACCCGCTGTCGCAACTGATCGACGACGGACTACGCGGCGACGACGCCAGCCTCTACGTCCAACTGCTGGCCGCGCCGGAAGAAGCCGACCCGTTCGCGGAGGGGACATGGAAGGCGTGCAACCCGGCGCTCGGTAAGTTTCTGAGCCTTGCCGAAATGCGCGATTCCGCGGAGCGCGCCCGCCGCATCCCGGCGTTCGAGGCCGGGTTCCGCAATCTGCGGCTAAACCAGCGGATCGACGCGCGGGAAGACGAGCGCATCGTGACCCGCGAGGTGTGGGCGCTCGGCGCCGTGCCGGTCGACCGCGCGGCGCTCGCGGGCCGGCAGTGCTACGCCGCGCTCGACCTCTCGGGCAAGCACGATCTCACGTCGCTGGTGCTGGCGTTTCCCGATGACGACGCGGAGCCGAGCTACGACCTCCTGCCGTTTTTCTGGACCCCGGACGGGGCGATGGCGGGGCGGCGGCAGCAGGAGCAGGACAGGTTCCGGTTGTGGATCAAGTCCGGCGAGTTGACGCTGGTGCCGGGGCCGACGATCCGGTTCGGGTTTGTCGCGAAGGCGCTGGTCGAGCTGAGCCGCGAGTTCGACATCCTGGCGCTCGGCTACGACCGCTGGCGGATCGATGATTTCAAGACCGATCTGGTCGAGGCCGACGCTGATTTTCCGGCGCCGCTGATGCCGATCGGACAGGGGTACAAGGACATGTCGCCGGCGATCGATTGGTTTGCCGAGCTGGCGCTGACCGGGCGGTTGCGGCACGGCGGCAATCAGGTGCTGGGCGCGAGTTTCGCCGGCGCCGTGATCGTCAGCGACCCGGCCGGCAACCGCAAGATCGACAAGGAAAAATCCAACGGCCGCGGCCCGGTGCGGGTGGACGGCGCGGTCGCCGCGGTGATGGCGCTCGGCCTCGCCAAGCGCGCCGCGGTGCCGCTCGATATCGGCGCGATGATCGGCTGATGTTGCTTCGCGAGGACTTTGTCGTCGCGCTGATCGAGCGGTATCGCCACGAGATCGCGGGCTACAGCACGGCGCAGATCGAGGCTGTGGTGCACGAGGAGATCCTTCGGGACCTGAAGCAAAGCCTCAAGACGCTGGCGCAACACGGCGACAGTTGGGCACGCGCCGAATACGAGCGCCGCTACGGGCCATTGGCCGCCGACTAAACCTCCCTTCTCGGGAACTCTCCATGCAAGTCATTCGCAAAGCCGCGCCCGGCAAGCGCGCCGGCACGGGCTCGAGCTATGTGCTCTCCGACGCCACGCGCGACCGCCTCGGCGACGTGATCGACCCGGCCGGTTGGGAGCTCGAGAATTTCCGGCAGAACCCGGTGGCGTTGTTCAACCACCAGAAGGACTTCGTCATCGGCCGCTGGGCCGACGTGCACGTCGATGTTGACGACCGCCTGGTCGGCACGCTGGAGCCGGCCAAGGCCGGCACGTCGGCGCGCATCGACGAGGTGCTGCGCCTCATCGCGCAAGGATTGCTGCCGGCGGTGTCGGTCGGCTTCCAGCCGCTCGCAAAGCCGGTGCCGCTCGACCCGGAGCACCCGGAACGCGGCGTGCGGTACATCGCGCAGGAACTGCTCGAAACCAGCATCGTCCCGGTTCCCGCCAACCCGGCCGCGCTGCAACTGGCGCGGTCGCTGAACATTTCCGACGAGACGATCGCCATTGCCTTCGGCCCGCAGGCTGTAACGAGGCAAGCGGCAACCCGCGGCACGCCTGCCGATCCGAAACCCCGACCAGGGGTTCGCCACATGTCAGAACCAATTACCATCAGTAGGCAAATCGAAGACCGGCAATCGCGGCTCAACGCGGCACGCGACCAACTGTCGGAACATACGCACGACCCCGACCACGACGTCGAGATCGCCCGCGGGTTGATCGCCGAGATCGACGAGCAGGAGGCGCGGCTCGCTTCGCTCAAGGAATCCGAGCGGCGGCTCGGCCAGCGCACCGTGCAGCAACAGGAGATCCTGCCGCCGGTGGCGGCGCCGGCGATTGCCCGCCGGCCGCTCGGCATCCCCGGCAAGGATCGCTCGCCCGGCGACCTGTATGCCAACCACTGCGTCGCGCGGTTCCTGTCGGTGGCGCAGCGGGCGCCGCTGGAGCAAGTCCTCGCGGAGCGGTTCCCCAACGACGAGCACACCGCGACCGTCACCCGTGCCGCCATTGCCGGGGCAACGACGACAACCGCCGGATGGGCGCTCGAACTGGTGCAGACGGGACAGGGCGAGTTCGTCAATTCCCTGATGCCGAACCAGGTGTTCCCGCCGCTCGCGGCGATGGGGATGCCGCTGAATTTCGGGCCAAACGCGGGTGCGATCAAAATCCCGTCGCGCGCCGCGACGCCGTCGATCGGCGGCAGTTTCGTTGCCGAGGCGGCGCCGATCCCGGTGCGGCGCCTGGGGTTGACGAGCATCACGCTCTATCCGCACAAGGTCGGCGGCATCTCGGTGTTCAGCCGCGAGATCGCGGCTTACAGCAATCCCGACATCGAGACCATAATCCGCGACGCCATCATCGACGACACGCAGATCAACATCGACGCGCTGCTGCTCGATGCCGTGGCGGTGTCGACCACCCGGCCGGCCGGCCTGACCAACGGCGTCGTCTCGCTGACCGCCACCGCCGGCGGCGGCTACGCCGCGTTCCTCGGCGACCTCAACAAATTGACGGCGCCGTTTTACGCGGCGAATGCCGGCCGGCGGCTGGCATTTCTGATGAATCCGCAGCAGCGCAACCAACTGGTGTTCGCACCGGGACCGAGCGGCGTACCGTTCGGCTGGTCGCAGCAATTCACCGACATGTTCACCGTGATTGCCTCGACCAGCATCACCGCGGGCGCCGTCTACATGATCGACGCCGCCGATTTTGTGTCGGTCACCGGCGCGCCTGAGTTCGACGTGAGCGAAGTTGCCACCGTGCACATGGAAGATACCACGCCGTTAAATATCGCCACCGGCGCCCAAGGTTCGGGCGTGCTGGCGACACCGACGCAGTCGATGTTCCAGACGGCTCAGATCGCCATCCGGATGGTCGCGAACGTCAACTGGGCGATGCGCCGGACGGGAATGGTCCAGTTCATCGGCACCGGCGTCAACTGGGCGTAGCACATTCAGGCGGCGGGGCTTCGGCCCCGCCTTCCTCGTTGAGGGCAATCGATGCAAACACCCGAACGCAGCGTGCCGCGGTATCGCGAAGGCGACCCGGAGCCTGAAGGCGCGCCGGCGCCGACCCAGGCGCGGGCCGATTTCATCAAGGCGCGGACGCACGGCGCCGGCCCGGACGACGTGCCGGCGCTGGCGCCGCCGCAAGTCAAGGATGTGCCGCTGGTCTATGGGCCGGGGTCTGAAGGCGCCGCCGTGGTCGGCGATATTTTGCACTGCACGATGGGCAACTGGACCGGCGAGCCGACATACACCTACCAGTGGAAGCGCGACGCGACCAACGTCGGCAGCAACAGCGGCAACTACACGGTCATTGTCGACGATTCAGGGCACGCGATTTCCTGCGTCGTCACCGCGACCAATGCCGAAGGCTCGACGGCAGCGCCGCCCTCCAACGCCATCACCATCCCGTAAGGAGAACCAGCATGGCCGTCACCACCAATCCCACGCCGCAACCGCAACCGACGCCGCGGCCGGCGCCGGCGCCCAACACCGACCCGAACGCGCCGCCGGAACCGGGGCCGCACACTGTCGACCCGAACGCACCGCCGCCGCCGCCGACCCCGACGCAGGAGGAGGCCGACGCGATCAAGACCGGCGAGTACGACGCCGGGGCGCCCGAAGGGCAACGGGTGAAGCGCCGGCCGGAGCCGGAATCCAAGCGGGAGGAAGAGCGCCGGTCGATGGAAGCGCAACGCGGCCCCGGATACCCCACCCGCTGATGTACTCCTGGCTGCAAACCATGCTCGCGCCGCTGCGCCGCGCGGCGCCGCTCGAGGGGCAGTACCGTCCGGGGCCATACCTCTTATCGAACGGTTGGCTCCCGGCCGGCACGCCGTGGAATTACTGGCAGCGCGGCGAGGACGTGCGCTCTTACACGGGCGCCTCGGCGATGGTCGAGGCGTGCGTCGCCAGCTACAGCCAGACCACGGCGAGCCTCCCCGGCGCGCACTGGCGGGCGCTGCCGGACGGCGGCAAGGAGCAGGTCACCAATTCGGATCTCGCACGGGTCTTGCGCGACCCGAACGACTACTCGTCGATCTCGGACCTGGTGCTTAACCTGATCCGACGCCTCTACAGCGACGGCAACGCCTACGCGCTGGCACTGCGCAACAACCGCGGCGAGATTGACTCGCTGCACCTGATGGACAAAGGGACGCCGGCCTTTTCCGACCGTCCCGGCGGCGGCGTGTACTACGCGCTGACCGCCAACGCCGATCTTGCCGGCTATCTCATGGCCCGCGGCGTCAACCTCGGCGAGCCGCAGCCGGCCCGCAACGTGCTGCACCTTCGCCTGCATACCCCGACGCATCCGCTGGTAGGCGTGTCGCCGGTCATGGCCGCGGCGCTCGATCTCGCGCTGTCGGGCGCGGCGCTGTCGCAACAGGCGCGGCTCTACCTCAACAGCGCCACGCCGCGGTTTATTCTCGAGACCGACGCCAACCTGCCGGCCGGCAAGGCGGGCGAGCTCGGCGATGAGTTCCAGCGGCAGACGACCGGCGACAATGCCGGCCGCTCGCCGGTGCTGTCGTGGGGCCTGAAAGCGAAGCCGGTCACGATGTCGGCGCACGACGCGCAGCTCGCCGAATTGCTCAAGATGAGCGGTGAAAACATCGCGCTGGCGTACCGGATACCGCTGCCGATCCTCGGCCTCAACGCGCAGGCGGTGAGCTCGACCGAGAGCCTTTACGCCTCCTGGCTCGCCTCCGGGTTGGGCTTCTGCCTCAACCATTTCGAGGAGGGCGTCGGCCAGTTTTTCGGGTTGCGCGGGCTGCCTTACGAGTGGCTGGAAATGGACACGCGCGGCCTCCTGCGCAGCGCGTTCAAGGAGCAGATGGAGGGGCTTCAGTTGGCCGTGATCGGCGGCATCTACAGCCCCGACGAGGCGCGTGCGCTGGTCGATCTCGGGCGCGTGCCGGGCGGCGTCGGCGCCGAGCCCAGGGTGCAGCAGCAGGTCGTGCCGTTGTCCTACGGCTCGGACATGAAACCGCCGCCGGCCACGCCTGCGCCGGCACCAGTGCCCGCGAACGATACCGACAGCGAGGACGAGGCCGAGGATGCAGACACCGACCGCGCCCTCCGCACGCCCGCCAGATTCCGCCGCACCCTCAATGCCCAGCAGCGCACGGCTTGACGCCGAACTCGACGCCCTCGCAGACGAGCTCGGGCACTTCGCCGCCCGCGTCGAGCGAGAGGTGCAGTTGCGCACCGACGCCGCGGTCGCGGAATTGCGTGCGGCGCGGGCCGAATTCGAGATGCGGTTCCGCACCGCGGAACAGATGATCCTCGATCAGGCAGCGCGCCTCGCCGCTTCGCCCGGTCCAATGGGACCACCGGGGGAAAGTATCATCGGACCGCCAGGGCCAAAGGGTGCCGATGGCGAGAGCGTTATTGGTCCCCCAGGTCCGGCGGGACCCTTTGGACTCCCTGGCGAAAGCGTCGTCGGGCCGCCGGGTCCAATGGGTCCCGTCGGGCACTTGCCAAGCGTCGCGCCGTGGAAAGCGCGGGTGCATTACGCCGCCGCCGCCGTGACGCACCGGGGCGCCACCTGGCAGGCGATCCGCGACACCGGCACCGAACCGCCGGGCGAGGATTGGATCTGTCTCGCCGCCGCCGGAAACGATGGCGCCGATGGCCGTTCATTTCGCGTGCGGGGCGCGTGGGAGGCCGCTGGAGCGTATGAAGGCCTCGATGTGGTTGTGCGGGACGGATCGTCCTTTGTCGCGCTGTGCGACGCTCCCGGCGCCTGTCCCGGCGATGGCTGGCAATTGCTCGCCAGGAGCGGGCGCGCCGGCCCACCGGGGCCAAGGGGTGCCGATGGCGAGCGCGGCTATCCCGCTCTGCCGGGGCCGGCGCCGCGCAGCCTCGCCGTCGATGATGCCGGCATTCTGACGCTGACGCTGTCCGACGGCTCGATCCTTACCGCGGACTTCTATCCGCTGCTGATCCGGAGCGCCTGATGCTGACGCCGGTTCGCACCACCGCTCCCGCGTTATCGCCGGTGAGCCTGGCTGAAGTACGCGCGCATCTGCGCATCGACCACACCGACGAAGACCCGACGCTGCAACTCTACATCGACGCCGCGACCGGCTACTTCGAGGGCTGCACCGGCATCCTGACGCGCGCTCTCGTCACGCAATCCTGGCAGCAATTCTATCCGGTGTTCACCGACCCGATCATCCTGCCGCTCGGCTTGCAGCCGGTGCGATCGGTGACGTCGATCAATTACTACGATGCTGGCAACGTCTCGCGGCTCTTGAGCGACACGCTCTATCGGCTGGTGCACGCCGAGCTCGGGCCGCGCATCGCGCGCACCACGAGCGACGCCTGGCCGGCAACGGTCGCGCGCGACGACGCGGTGACGGTCGAGTTTGTCGCCGGCGATGCCCCAGCCGCGGTGCCGGCGCCGATCCGGCAAGCCATGCTGCTGCTGGTCGGGCACTGGTACGCCCAGCGTGAGGCGGTGGCCGCGGGGACCTATGCCGAAGTGCCGTATGCGGTCCACGCGCTGCTGATCGGGCACGCGAGGATCGGCATGTGACCCCCGCCGGGACATTCGGCGCCGGCCGGGTGACGCTGCGCCGTTGCGAGACGGTGACGAATGATTTCGGCGAGGCGATCCCGCAGTGGCGCGACCTGGCGATCGTCTGGGCCGGCAAGCAGGACATCCGCGACAGCGAGCGGATCGCCGCGATGGAGGTCGGCTCGACGGTGACTGGCCGCTTCCAGATACGCTGGTCGCGCCGCTGGCTCGACCTGACGCCGCGCGACCGCCTCGTTTTCGAGGGGCGCGAGTTCGACATCACCGCGATCAAGGAAATCGGGCGGCGCGAGGGGATCGAAATTACCGCAGCGGCGAGGACGGACTGATGGCAGCGGGTGGCATCACCGTCCGCATCGATGGGCTGAAAGAGATCGAGGCCGCGCTCAAGAATTTGTCGAAATCGACGGCTCGGCGGGTCCAGCAACGAGTGTTGATGCAGCGGGCCGAGCCGATCCGCGACGCCGCAAAGGCCAAAGTGCCGGTGCGGTCGGGCGCGCTGAAGGCCGGCATCATCGCCACGACCAAGCGGCCGCGCGGGCATCGAACCGCCGCGGCGCGCGCCTTCGCCGGCGCTGGCGGCGGCAAGGCCGGGCGCGCCGCCGCCAAGGCCGCGGGCGGCACGCCGGCCGAGGTGTTCGTCGTGACGCCGCGCCTGCCGCAAGCGCACATGGTCGAGTTCGGTTCGATCAATAATCCGCAGCCGGTGCCGTACATGCGTAGCAGTTGGGATGCACTGAAGCACGGCACGCTCGACGGACTCGCCAAGGATCTCTGGGCCGAGATCCAGAAGGCCGCGGCGCGCTCGGCGAAACGCCGCAAGCGATGAAAGAACAGCTCCGCGCCTATCTGATGGCCGACGCCGGCATCGCCGCGCTGGTCGGCCCGCGCGTCACCTGGGTGGTGCGCGAGCGCAAGGGCGAGTTCCCGGCGATTGTGCTGCACCAGATCAGCGGTAGGCGAAACTACGCGATGACGGCGCCGTCGGGCGTCGTGGAGGCGCGCGTGCAGGTCGATTGCTGGGCGCGATCGAACAAGGACGCGACCGCCACGGGTCGGGCGGTCAATCATGCCCTCGGCGGGCTGCGCGCGGAGCTCGACGGCGTCGAGATCCAGGGCGCCTTCCTCGAATTGGAGCAGGATCTTTCGGAGCCCGGCTCGCCGCCCAACGAGCAGATTCATCGGGTATCGATGGACTTCATCGTCTGGCACACCGAATAAGGAGGCAGCAATGGCAACCGGCGCGAAAATTGGTCATGGCTCAATCTTTGCCATCGGCGACGGCGGCGCTCCCGAGGTTTTCAGGGCGCTGGCCGAGGTCACCGCGTTGACTGGGCCGAACATGACCAAGGACTCGGTCGACGCCACGCATATGGCATCGCCCGAGCGTTACCGGGAATTTGTGGGAGGGCTGAAGGACCCCGGCGAGGTGACCGTGACGATGAATTTCGTCCCCGGCGGTGCCGACGAGGACGCGATCCGTGCGCTGTTCGACGCCGACGTGCCCGGCAATATCCGCATCACCTGGCCGGGCGGCGAGGCGTGGAGCATGTCGGCGTTCTGTGCCAGCCACGAGTTCGACGCACCGCTCGACGACAAGATGTCCGCCACGGCGAACTTCAAGCTGACCGGCAAGCCGGCGTTTTTTGGTTAGAGATCATGCCTGCTGCCAATCCGTTGCGGGGCGAGGTCGGCTTCACCGCATGCGGCCAGGAGCGCATCCTTCGATTCGGGGTCAATGAAATCTGCGGTCTCGAGGACGAACTCGGCCTGAGTTTTCAGGAGATCATTGCCCGCTGCGTCGAAAACCCGACGATGAACGTCATTCGCACGGTGTTTCGCCGCGCCGTTGTCGGTGCCGAGATATCCGCTGAGGAAGCCGGCGCGATGATCGACGAGCTCACCATCGCGCACGCCGTCGAGCTGCTCGTCACCTCGCATACGCGGGCGACACCGGAGCCGAAGGACACCAACGGCTCGCGCCCTCCGAAGCCGGCCAGGGTGCCGGCGATTGGGAAAGCCACCTCCGTTACTGGCTCGCCCTAGGCTACGACGAGGCGCTGTTCTGGCGCTGCACGCCGCGAGAGGTGCAATGGCACTTCGATGCCGCGGCGGTGCGGGCTCGGGTCGATCAGAACCATCGCGCGTGGCTCGCCTGGCACAGTGCCACGCTCAGTAATATGCGCCGCCCGCCGCCGCTCTCCCGCCTGATGCAAGATCCCGAGACCGGCGCCCGCGGCGCGGCGCACCGCCCGGCCCAGACGCCCGAACAACAGATCGCCGTCGCCCGGCGCCTTAACGCCCTGTTCGGCGGTACCGTCGAACGCCGACCCTCCCCGGAGTGATCCTCATTGGCTAGCGAACTCGGCAATCTGTTTATCTCGCTGGGCATGCAGACGGCGTCGTTTGACCAGGCATTGCGCCAAGTCGACCGCAAACTCCAAACCTTCAGCAAGAACGCAACCACCGCCTTTTCGGCAATTAAGGGACTTGCCGTAGTCGAGGCCGGCAGACAGGTGCTCGGCTGGGCGCAATCGATGGCGGCGGCCGGCGATGAAGCCGAAGACCTCGCGCTGACACTAGGGACAACGCTCGAAAAAGTCGTCGAGCTGCAAGGCGCTTTTACACTCGCCACCGGCTCGCTGGCCGAAGCGACCGCCGGCATGACGAGAATGAACGCCGCCGTGCAGGATGCCCGCGGTGGTGCGGAAGGCGCGAAAGACAATTTCGCCGCGATCGGCATCACCATGCAGGATCTCAATCGCGTCGGCAGTGACACGACCGCCCAACTCAAGCTGCTGGCGGATCGGTGGAACGCATATCGGGACAGCGGCGAAAAAACGCGCGTTTTCCAGGCGCTTCTCGGCAAGAGCTTTGCGAGCGTGATCGAGATCCTGCAAGGCGGCAGTAAGGCCGTTGATGAGCACATCGCGAAATTCAAAGCATTAGACCCGGCCGCCGAAGAGGCTAAAAGGTCAGGGGCCGAACTCAACGCACAGTTCAAAGAGACGACGGTTTCGATACAAGGTCTCGTTAATCGCGCCTTCGTGCTCCTGCAACCGCACCTCGTCAAAGCGGCCGAAAGCATGGGGCTCTTCGCCCGGCAGCTCCGTGTAGGCGAGGAACGAGCCGACGGTCTGCTCGGCCCCATCGAGACGCTGGTCGGATATCTGGATGACCTGGATGCCCTGGCGAAGTGGCTGGACGAGGCGCCCAAGCGGGCGGCGGCGGCAACGCGCGCCGCTTTGGGGCTGGAACCGCTGCTGACGGTTAAAGAAGCCGAGGCAGCCCAGAAGGAAGCGGACAAAACCGCAGGCAAGGGCGGGACGCCCGTGACGGTGGCCCCGATACCATCAGACATAACATATCCCGGCCCACCGGCGGCCAAGCCAAGTGATGTGCCTCCCGAGAAGCCGGGCGCCAATAAGGGACAGGTTAAGCCCAAAGCCGGCATCGTCAGGAAAGGCGGCGGCGGCGGCGGTAAAAGCGCGACCGCGGCTGACGACAGCGACTACGACGCCTTTGCCGATCACATCCGAGAGGTGCGCGAAGAGGAACTCGCACAGCTTGAGCAGGCGCAAGAGATTCGTGATCTCGAATTTGACCGCAACAAACAGCGCATCTCCCAGCAACTCGATCTCGAAAAGATCAGCGCCACCGAGGCGATCCAGCTCGAACGCGATCTGGTGGCGCAGAAGTGGACCGCGGACCAAGAGTACTACGCCAGGAAGCGCGAGGCGGCCGAAGGCGATCGCGAGGCGCAGCAGAAGATCGACGACACCGTGGCGCAAGAGCACGAACGCCACCTCACGAAGATGGAGGCGATCGACCACCAGAAGGCGAAGTCGGTATTCGACCGGCTGAAAGAAGGCGTGCGGGATTTCGGCAGCGTGATCGAAAGCTCGTTCTCCAACATCTTCGACAGCGTCATCGAGGGGACGTTCCGGTTCAAGAACGCGCTCTCATCCTTGATGCGGGACTTCGGCAAGATGCTCGCCAGCCGCGCCTTCAAGATGATCATGGAGGGGCCGGAGGGCGGCGGCGGGCTGGGCGGCATCCTCACGACGGCGCTCGGCGGGATGTTCAGGATCGGCGGCGCCGGCGGCACGGGGCTCGCGGCCACCGGCGGGCTCGGCTATCCGGGGATGGCATCCGGCGGCAGCTTCCGCGTCGGTGGCGCCGGGTCGATCGACAGCCAAATGGTGGCGTTCAGGGCGTCCCCCGGCGAGATGGTCGATGTCACTCGCCAGAACCACGTCGGCCGCGGCGGCGGCGAAGTCATCAACATCAACCTCAATCCGTCGGAAGGCTGGGTCGCCGGCGTCGCCGACCAGCGCATCGTCACCGCGTCGGGGCAGATCGTGAATGTGGCGGTGCTGGAGTCGCAGAAGCGGACGGCCCGCAATTTCGGCTCGATGTCGGCGCAGGCACGGGACCGTCAACTGTGACCGATTCCTGGCCGCACACAGTACTGCGCCCGCGCGACGTCATCCGCCGGCTGCGGGCGCGAACCACGGCCGGGACAACGTCGGCGTCCGGCTTCACGCAGCGCGTCTCGACGAACGCGCATATCTGGGTCATCGAATACGATGGCATCCTGATATCGACCGAGCACGAGCTCGCGTCGTGGGATGCGGTCGAGGCCTCTCTCGACGGCGCGGCTAATCCGATATACGTGCCGCTGGTCGGCGATACCGACGGGGCAACTCCCGGCAGCCTGGTCGGCGCCACCGCCGCCGGCCAGACCATCGTCACCGTCCGGCGGGTCGGCGACACGGTAAAAAACGGGCGGCATTTCTCGGTCGGCGAGGCCCGGCTGCACCGCATCTGGTGGATCGAGTCGAGCGCCGGCGACGATTATCTCTGCCACATCCGACCGCCGCTGCGCGATGCCTACCCCGACGCCGTCGCGTTGAATTTCTTGCAGCCCTACTGCAAGTGCCGGTTGGCGAGCGATGACGAGATGAGCCTCACCATCACGCCCGGCCGCTTCGCCACCGGCGCGGTGAAATTTCTGGAAGACCCCAGCTAGCCCATGCCGCTTTTTTCGCCTGAAGAGATTGCCGTTCTCTCGGAGACGACAGTCCGCATGGGCCTGCTCGTCGACTTTGATTGGGTCGGCGCGCCGACGTATCTGTGGAATGGGCACGGCAACCGCACCTTTGCCGGCAAAACCTATATCGGCTGCGGCGACGTCGGCAACATCGAGGGGCTGGAAGAAGCGCGCGGTACGCAGGCCAATCAGGTCACGTTCACGCTCAGCGGCGTGGCCGACTCGCCGGCCGATCTGCTCGCGAAAGCGATCGACGACACCGACATCGTGCAAGGTCGCGTCGTTGCGGTGTCGATCCAACTGTTCGATGGCGCCTGGGCCACGATATCGACGCCGCGGCTGATCTGGTTCGGGTTCTGCCAGCAACCGCGCGTCACCCGCGACGCCGCCTCGAGCGAGGTCGGCGCGCGCCGCATCCTGACGCTTCCCGCGGAAGGTATGTTCGTCGGCCGCGCCCGCCCGGCGGCGGGGCGATACACGAACATGGAGCAACAGGCCCGGTTCCCCGGAGACCTGTTCTGCGAATACACGAGCCAGCTAGTAAATCTCAGTATAGTATTTCCTGATTATTGAGGCGGCGAAAATGTCCGACCGCATCACCGAAGAACAAGCGCCCGTTCCGGTCACGCCGTTGGCGATATCGACGGTCGGCGACGTGCCGCTGGTCGACGACGCCATTCCGCTGGTGCGCGACGAGGCGTGGCAGTGGTACGCGGTGTTCTTCGAGGATTCAAATACGCCGACCGATCTCACCGGCAAGACGGTGACGGCTGAACTACGCTGGGCTGTCGGCGAGCAGGCGGTGACGGTCGCGCCGGTCGTGGATGCGCCGGGCCAGGTTGAGCTGTCGCTCGCTGCCGAAGACACCGCCCTGATGCCATACGGGCAACTGCTGCAACTCTATCTCGCGATCGACGGCATCACGGCGTCGGAGCCGGTCCCGGTCAATGTCGTGTAGGGGGTACTCATCGTGACAGCCGCCATCGACTACGCCGCGCGCACCGTCAAGATTTACCGCGGCAACTACGATGCCGCCGCCCGCGCGGCGATTGCGGAGCACGTCGCCGATGCGATGAACCCGCACGCCACGACCAAGCTGCAAATTGGTCTGGGCAATGTGCAAAACCTGTCGCCCGCGGCGATGCCGATTTCGGACGCGACGGCGGCAGCGCTGGCGCTGAAGGCGGCGCTCGCCTCGCCGGCATTGACCGGGACGCCGACCGCGCCGACCGCGCCGCTCGGCACGGTGACGACTCAGATCGCCTCGACCGCGTTTGTGCAGGGCGCGGTAAATGCCGCCGATGTTCCCGCCGTCGCCGCCGATCTCGAAGCGCACGTCGGCCGCACCGATAACCCGCACGCCGTCGACAAGGCCGATGTCGGCCTCAGCAATGTCGCGGACCTGGCACCAGCGGACCTGCCGATCTCGAACGCGACGCAGACCGCGCTCAGCATCGGCGCGGCAGCGACCGCTGACGTTGCCGACGATCTGGCGGCGCATACCGCGAACACCAACAACCCACATGGCGTCGATAAGACGGACGTCGGGTTGGGCAATGTCGCCAATCTGGCACCGGCTGACCTGCCGATCTCGAACGCGACGCAGGCGGCGCTCAACACCGGCACCGCCGCCACCGCCGCTGTCGCTGGCGACCTCGATCTGCACGAGGGAAGCACGAGCAACCCGCACGCGGTCACGAAAGCCCAGGTTGGTCTGGCCGCCGCCGACAACACCGCCGACCTCAACAAGCCGATTTCAAGCGCCACCCAGGTGGCATTAAATCTCAAGGCCCCGCTCGCCAGCCCGTCGCTTACCGGCGCGCCCACGGCGCCGACAGCGGCCTCTGGCACATCGACAACGCAGCTTGCCACGACCGCCTTCGTCACCGCCGCCGATGCGATCGTCGCCGGCGGCGCTGCGGCGGCACAGGCCGATGCCGACGAGGCGCTCGCCGCCGCCGCCGCCGCGCAAGAGGATGCCGACCAGGCGATCCTCGATGCCGCTGGCGCGCTAGGCGCCGCGGAGGCCGCACAGAGCGATGCCGACGCAGCTCAGAGCGCGGCAGCGGCGGCGCAGGCAGATGCCGACGCCGCACAAGCCACCGCCGATGAGGCGCTCGCTGACGCTGCCGCAGCGCAGGAAGCGGCCGACGCCGCACAAGCCACCGCCGATGAGGCGCTCAGGCTGATCGGCCAGGCCGCCGCTGTCTACGGCTCCAGCAAGACCGGCTCGGCGGCCGCCGCGACGCCGATCGATCCGGCGTGGATTGTGACCGCGGGCTCCACCCAGGTCGTGCGCGTCGATGCTGCGGTCGCGGCCGACCCGCAGACCGTCGCGCTGGTGCCGGCCATGCTGATGGAGGTGGGGCATACCTACACCGTAGGGTGGAAAGTGCGGCGGCAAACCAACCCGATCGACCCGCTCAATGATTCCGTCATTCTTGGCCTCCAATGGATGACCGACACCTATGCGGCCAACGGCGCGGTCACGATCGATGCCATCGCGCTGGTCATCGCCGACGGCACCGAGGAGCGCACGGCGCGAATTGCGCTGGCACCGTTCGCTGATGCCGCCGAGGTCGACCACGCAGCGCCGCCGGGCACGCTGTATTTCCGGCCGTACGTGGATCTGTACGGCGGCTCGCACGTCACCGACGTGACCCTGGACGGCGGCGGCGGCATCGGCAGCGAGACCGACGCCATCGCGCACATGTACAAGGACGCGAGTAACTCGACCGAGCTCGCGATCGAGAGCCTGATTACCGCCGCAGCCGCGCGCCCCGCGCACGGCAACGACCTGCTCACCCAGCCCGCGCTTCTCAGCCGCACGCTCGTCGCCCAGGCGGGCGACGCGCTTAATCTGCGCGACTATGCCGTTGGCAACAACGCGATCGAGACAACGGCAATCCAGGCATTTTTCGATGACATCGCGTCGAAATGGTACCCGGTGAGCCCGGAGCACCCGCTCGGGCCGGCCGATTCCCGGATGAACCCGGACCTGCGGCTGGCGGAAATACCGGGCGGCATGTTCCGCACCGCCGACGCCACCATCGTGTCCGGCGGCTATGGCTGGTCGGTCAAAGGCCACGGGGTGATGTCGCAGTTGGTCGATACCACGCTGGAGATCGCGCACAACGAGACGCACATAGAATCCCTCCGGCTCTCCAGCACCGGCAGCCGTCGCGGGGTTGGCGTGCAGATGGCCGGCGGTCAGGCGCGTCTGTTCGATCTGAACGTGACCGGCAAAGCTACCGGCATCAGGCATTCCAAGTCCGCCTTCATCGGCGGGTTTGCGTCCAACCCGACTATTTTCGGCGGCTGGCTGCGCGACAACGATGTCGGCGCGTCGATCTCGCTGCGGGATTACCGCGCATTCGGCCAACGCATTACTGGCGGCAACATCGGCTATGATTATTTTGACGAGGGCGGCATCGAACTGGTCGGCTGCAATTCGACCACCTCCACCGGGCCGTCGTTTCTGGTCCGTGGCAGCCACATCCGCTTCCGGGGCGATCTCTTCGAAGGCTCGCCAATCATCACAAACATCACCGAGGTTGCCGGCGATTACGCCTCTTTGAAGAAAGACGACGTCGTCACCGGCGCCTTATTTATCGACGACGAGGACTTTGTCCCGACATCGGCATTGCCGCGGTTCGCGCGTATCGTGACGGTGACGCCGACGACGATAACGCTTGACCAGGCGGCAGAGGAAACACTGGGGCAGGCCCTATTGCTTGTCGTCGAGCTGCCTTGGGAAAGTTATTTTGTCGGCAACACGTTCGGTTTCGGGGGCACACAACGATATCCAATTATTAGCATTGAGCGGGCAAACACACGCATATTCACCGGCAACACTTATGGCAACACGCATCTCGACAACATAAACCCGCCGATAATTTCGTCGCACCCGCCGCCCTACGGCGGCCAGTTCAGGATGTACGAAGGACAGGTGCTGGAGGGGCCGGCGTTTGCGGCCGGGACCACGGTCGCCGCCGTTATCAGCACGACCGCGGTAACGTTGAGCCAGCCTGCGTTAATCTCCGCAACCGGCACACAGGTCACGGTGCACGACGGCACGCTGATCACGCTGGCGACCGAGCACAGGCTGACCAAGTACTTAGGCGGCATAAACCTTGAGGGTACGGGACAGCTCTTTTACGACGATACCATCAACAGCAGCGCCATCCTGGCGGTGCCCAGCTCCACGAGCGTTGTCCTGTCGCTCCCCTATGCCGGGCCGCTTATTACCTCCGGTACGGCGCAACTGGCCGCTAACGAGGATGCCTGCCAATATCTCACGACGGCACCTAGCAATGCGTCCATCCGCAATATGTTCACCGTCGCCGGCAATCAGAACGGCTCGCGGTTCAAGGGCGGCGCAAATTTCGGGTTTGTCGGCACGCGCCTTAAAGTACGCAAGTACATGCACGGGTGCAGGCCGTTTCGCGCCGACGCGGATGCGGCAAGTTTCGCCATCACCAATATGACTATCCCGGCGTCGGAACTCCGCATCGGCACGCACATCACCGCCGCCGTGCTGCCGCCCTTCACGCGGGTCGTGGAAATTCTCGGGGCAAACTCGATCCGGGTCGACAAGGCGCCGATGGGAACCCAGGTTCAGGCATTGATCCGCTCGCCGGAGCAGACAAACGGCATCGTCCAATTTGTCATGCCGGACGATCAGGTCGCCACCGGGACCAAGATAAATCCACCGACAGGTCAAATCCGCAACTCCGATCAGCCATACCAGGGGCCGGGGTCATTGATCGGCTGGTGCGATTTCGGCGGGTTCCGTAATGGCGTCAGCGGGTACGAAGCCAACGAAGGCGGGTTTTTTGCCGGCATGCGGTGCGCCTATACGCAGGGCGGACTACAGGACAACCAGCCGAAATACCTCCAAGAGCTGGGGATAACCAACAACGCATTCCACCTGATCACCAACGCCGTGCAGTACGATATCCAGGGGCAGAACTTTCGCGTCGGCAACGGCGTGCTCAACTTTGAGGAAGCGGCCAGCACCGCCGACGGCGTGAATTATCGCCCGCTCGGCCTGCCGATGTTCACGACGACGCGCGCGTACCGCAGCTATAACGACCAGCATTTCCTGGCCGACAGCGCGGTCGGGAGCACCACGCTCACCAACGTGTCGGTCGATACCGCCACGATCCGTGCGGGGCAGAAGCTTACCGGTTCGCAGTTCAGCGCCGACACCATAGTCACCGGCTTCCCTAGCGCGACGTCGCTGACGATCTCCCTGCCGGCGCTGCTCGCCAGGACGCAAGCCAGTGTCGCAATGGACGTGCTGGGCAACGCCATCCATCGCTGGGCCGCCCCGAAGCTGGATACGGCACCCGGCGGGTCGCTGACCGCAGCGTATGCGGTGGTGCCGGGGAGTGAGTTCACCGGCTCCTACAGCTTCTTCCTCGGAGCCTGTACCGACAACCCGGCCTTGATCGGCGACGCCGCATCGTTGCGCAAGCTGCAATCGTCGATCGAGATCATGTCGCGCGGCCAGGTGTCGCTGTGGCACGACAACGCCGAATACCTGCGCTGGTCCGGCTACACCACCGCCGAGAGCTTTTACCGCATCGACCAGGATGATGCGACGCGGCTCACGATCCAGAACTGGAGCACGGGCGCCAACGCGATTGCCTCGCTCGGCGTGCGCAACGGGGCCGGCGTCGAGGCCGGGTTTCGCCTGATCGTTTCGGGCACCGCTTTTACCAATGGCGGCGCGCCGCTGGCATACCTGCCGGCCGATGCCAGCGCGCTGGTCTCGGGCACGCAGTTGAGCAACGGCATGTCGCTGGTCACCCTGGCCGGCGACATGCGGTTCTACGTCGGGCCGGCCCCCACCCCGACGCTGGTCATGCGGCTGACGCCGACCGGCGCGGCCGGCACGTCGCTGGCATTGTCAGGCACCGCGCCGGGCACGCTTACCGTGGGCGGCGTGCCGCCGACTGTCGGTGGCGGCCCCGGCCAGATTTCGTTCATGGGCACGACCGCAGGCGGCTCGACTTCGGACATTGTCGGCTCGCGGTTCGTCAACAGCGCCGCGGCGCCGGGGATGCGGTTGGGCAAGAGCCGAGGCACAATCACGGTCCCCGGCGCGGTCCTGGCCGGCGACACCCTCGGCGACATCGGGTTCTACGGCGACGACGGTGCGCCTCCTGCGGGGACGATCCCGGTGTTGGGCACGCAGATCCGCGCGGTCGTCGAGGGCACTGTATCGGCCGGCGTCGTTCCGGCCGGCATCGCAATCCGAACCATGAACCAGGCCGGCGGGACCGCCGACCGCGCGCGGTTCTTTTCGTCGGGCGGGTTCGCGGTCGGCACCGCCCCGACGACCGACCCAGGCCCAACCAATGCCGCGATCGCCGGTTCGCTGATGCTCGGCGCCGACGTGATCCTACAGCGCGGCGCCGCCAACCGCCTGGAGATCCGCAACGGCACCAGCCCGCAAGGGGCGCGCCTCTACAACACCTTCACCGACAGCACGAATAATGAATGGTGCTACATGGGGTCGTGGCTGTCGAACGCCGCAACCTATGGCAGCAGTCAGCTAGGCACCGGCATCGCGCGCGATGTTTCGTTCGTGCGCGGCGGCGTCGAAGTGATGCGCATGGTTGCCGGCGGGCTCCAGATCACGACGGGCGGCATCGTCGGCAAGCTGGGGGTCGGCACCGCATCGCCGGTGGGCAATCTGCACAGCGCCTCGACCGGCGGCGCCGGCGTCGATCACCTGTTGATCGAGGAAACCGACGCGGCGGCCGACACCAGATTTTGGTCGATGACCGCGCAGGGCGGCAATCTGATACTGCGCATATTCAACGATTCGATGGTGACCGCCATCCCGGTCCTGACGTTCGCGCGTACTGGGATGAGTGTTGCGGCTGCCACCTTCAATGTGCCGGTGGTGCAGCGGCCGCCCGCCTCGGTCACGCCGGCCAATAACGGCGACATGATGATCCAGGCGACCAGCAACACGCAGTTGACGTTCCGGCTCAAAGGCAGCGACGGCGTGGTGCGCAGCGGCAATCTCGCGCTCGCCTGACCCGTGGACGATTGCGTCATCATAACGGCGTGTTCAGCGCGCGGTCGTCAAGCCACCCTCGCATGATCCGAGTACAAACCTGATTGTAGGGGAGCCCGGCCAACTCACAGGCTTTCGCTAGTGGCATTAATTGCCCGCGATAGGTGACAACTTTTGTATTCCGCCTGTTTCGTGTGTTTTCTAACCTCGTCCTCCACCCGCAATTCGCCGGATCGTATGGTCCATTGTTGTCGGTGCGGTCGATTTGATGCCGCGGTGACGGGCGGGGGCCGAGATCAGTAAGAAAACAGAGAAACCCTGCAATGCCGTTTTCCCCGAACCGCCATCGATCACAGACATAGACGCCACGCCCGCCATAGTTTGGAAAACTTTTGTTTGCCGGATGATGGCAGCGCGACAGCATGGATTGCCATACCGGATATTCAGGCGATTGGCTGATATTTGGCACCTCGCGTGAGAGCCTTCGTATGCAGCCGCAACTCCGCGAGTGTCCCTTGATCAAATTCGTCGAATGGACAAGGTCTTCGTGCCCACATGCGCATCGACAGACCCATAGTATATACGAGCGATGGATTTTGCCGGACCAGCCAAGGACGGTCCACCGACCGAATTGCTTTCCGGTCAACACTTGAAACCGATATTTGGCGGGAATAGGAACAATGCCAACCATAAGTGGCCCCCACACAGGTCATTGTGGCCAGGGCCAGATTGCGGCTGTAACCACAGTCTGGCCCGATCCTAATAGCACAATCACGAACACCGCCGAAGCGTTGGCGGCATATCTCAAAGAACAGGCCGGCATTCCCTTTAGTCGCGGAAAAGCAGACTGCTGCGCACTGTGCTGTGATTGGATCGTGTTGCGGCGCGGCGTTGACCCCATCGCGCAATGGCGCGGCTACAGCACCGACGCGGAGGCGGCCGCTCTGGTCCGCGCACAGGGCAGTATGGTGCGCCTCGCCGGGCTCGCAATGCGGCGGACCGGCTTCCGTCTGACCCGCGACCCGCGGCCCGGTGATGTCGCGGTCGTCGCGCCGATGTCAGGCACTCATCAGACGTGTGCAATCCGAACGGAGCGCGGCTGGGTAATGCGACTCGATGACGGCATCGCAATGATCCCCGCCGGGCAGATGCGCGTGCTTGCCGCCTGGCGGGTCTGAACCGTGGGCATCGAGGCTGCGCTTATCGCGGGCTTGGTCGCAGCCGGCTTCGGTGCGACCGCGCCTTACGTCGCCGCCGCGATCCTGCTGGCGGTCAGCATCGGCATCAGCTTCGCGGCGCAGGCGCTGTTCTCGCCGCCGCAACCGCGGCCGAGCGACGGGCAGACCGTCTTCCGGCAGGCGACCGCGTCGCGGTTCCGAAGCTATGGCCGCGTCAAGGTCAGTGGCCCGCTCATCTTTATGAACTCGAAAGCGGGGATCCTGCACCGCGTCATCGCGCTCGGTCAGGGCGGGATCGATGCGGTCGAAGAGCACTGGATCGACGACAATCTCGTCACGGTCGACGGCGCGGGCAACGTCACCAGCTCGCCCTATGTGGCCGACGGCTTCAAGGTGCGGCTCGAGTGGAGCCTCGGCGGTGATGCCGGACACCGCTACCCGTTGCTGGAAAGCGAGTTTCCCGCCAACTGGACGCCGGACCACCTCGGCCGCGGTGTCGTGTCCGCGTACATGCTTATGCACCAAGTGAAGTCAGAGAACTTTGCCGATATGTACCCGCAAGGGACGAACACAAATTACCGGCAAGTACAGCGCGGCGTCCCGGTGCCGGATGTCAATGATTTTGGGTTTCTGCCGGACTATTCCTGGTCCGATAATGCGGCCAGGATCATCGTCGACTACCTGACGCACCCTGACGGGATGCGCATCCCGGCGGCGTATATCGGCAACGCCTTCGCGCACTGGCACGCCGCCATCGCGGCCTGCGGCGCGGTGATGCCGTCACCGACCGGGGCAGAGCCGCGCTATCGGATCTGGAACACCTATCGCTTCGACGAGCGGCCCGCCGACGTGCTGCAACGGTTTCTGCAAGCTTGCGATGGGATTTTGTTCTCGACGCCCGGTCAGGGGCTGGCGCTCAAGGTCGGCGTCTGGGAAGAGCCGACCGTCGTCATCGATGATAGCTGCATCGTAGCTTTCACCGAGGTGAAACGCGGTGTCGATATCATGCAGAGCGCCAACACGATCCGCGCCCGCTACACCGACCCCGCTGGCGACTTTCTCGAAACCGACGCCGAGCCGTGGGTCGACGAGGCCGATGTCGCGGTGCGCGGCGAGATCGCTGCCGACTTCGACTTTTTCCCGGCGCCGTCGCATAGCCAATGCCGGCGCCTGCAAAAGATCATGGCGCACCGGCTTAACCCGCAATGGTCGGGCGCGATGAGCTGCAACCTTCGCGCAATGAACCTGCTCGGCGAGCGGTTCGCCATCCTGACCTGCGCCGAGCTCGGCATCGCCGGCGAAACCGTCGAGGTCACCGACATCAAGATGATCGTCGAGGCGACGATTCTAACGGGCCTTCAATTCACCTTCCGGTCGATGACGGCCGAGGCCTACGCCTGGGACGGGGTCGCCACCCGCGAGGGCGGCGCGCCGGCGTTGCGCGTGGCGCCGCCGATCGTGCCGGAACGCACGTTGCCGCTGCCGACGGGTTTTGTCGTGACGCTGACGGGCAGCCGTGCGGTGCTGACCTGGGACGAGCCGCCGGAAGATTTTTTGCAAGTCGACGCGCGATGGAAGCCGGCCGCCGCGACCGAGTGGCTGGCGCTGCCGGTGGCGCCCGGCGCGCTCGCCGCTGCGGTCGACGGGCTCAACAGCGGCACCGACTACGATTTCGAGATCCGGCACCGCTCGACGCCGACCTCGCGCGTCACCGCCTGGATTTCGGAATCCGGCACGCCTGACTACGAAGGCGATGACACCGCGTTGATGCGGCGCGTGGAGGCGTAGGCATGGCGTACCGTATCTCTGAGCTCCCCGCCGGGACGCCGCCCTATCTCGGGTCGGCGTTGCTCGAGCTCTCGGTCGTCAACGGCGCGGCACCGAGCGGCTACGACACACGCAAGGCACTGCTCGCCGACATTACTGCCGCGGTGGGCGACGGGATCGTCACGCTCGACGACGTGACCATTCAGGACTCCACTCTGACCGGCGCGACGGACGTGGTCGCCTACCGCATCGGCGCCAGCTACAACAACGCCGCGATCAGCTTCGCCGCGCCGCGCAGCGGCACCGCGGACGGCGCGACCAGCACCGGGCGCGGCTATCTGCTGGTGCCGGGCGACAGCGCGACAACCGCCGCCAGCCTGTTTATCGGCGCCGCCAATGGTGCCGCGGCGGTTGCCGGCGACCCGGCGGCGATCCGCGCCAATCTGTCGTCAGTCGAAGTCCTGTCAGGCGGGCTGGTCGATTTCTGGCGCAGCGGCGTGCGCTACGCGCGGCTCACCTCGGGTGCCGGGACGCTGCGGTCATATGTGGCAACCGGCACGGAGACGCCGCAGAGCAGTTATTTCGGCATCGCGACGACAATTCCCGACGGCAACCTCGCGGTCGGGAAGACGGCGGCGACGGCGTACACGAACAACATGGAAATATCGCTGACCGATTACGAGCGTGCGCTCCTCGGCGATTGGACGGTGTCGGGTGTGGCCCGGTATGGAACCGTGCATGCCGGCACGGGCGCGGCGCGCGACGTGAGCCTTGTGCGCGGCGGCGTCGAGCTTATGCGGCTGGGCTCGACCGGGCTCGAAACCGCCGCCCGGCTCTGGGTGTCGCGCACCAACCCGGTCGACGACACGTTCACATCGGTCTGCTATGGCAACGGGCTATTCGTCGCCGTGGCGACCACCGGCAGCGTCGGCGGGCGTGTGATGAGCTCGCCCGACGGCATCAACTGGACCGCGCGCACCGCCGCCACGGCATGGAACTGGACCGGCGTCACGTATGGCGCCGGCCTGTTCGTCGCCGTGTCCTCGTCCGGCGCCGCGACGCGGGTAATGACCTCGCCCGACGCGATCACCTGGACCGCGCGCGCCTCGGCATCGGAGACGACCAACTGGCAAGGCGTCACCTATGGCAAGGGGCTGTTCGTCGCCGTCGCGTCGGTCGGCACCGGCGCCGATCTGGTGCAAACCTCGCCCGACGGCATCACCTGGACGATACGCACCGGCGCAGCAGCGCTGCAATGGCGCGCGGTCTGCTACGGCAACGGCCTGTTCGTCGCCACATCGCAGAGCGGCACCGGCAACCGCGTGATGACCAGCCCCGACGGGATCACCTGGACATCGCGCACGTCGGCCGCCGACAGCGCTTGGTTCGGCGTCACCTACGGCAACGGGCTTTATGTTGCGGTCGCAAACAGCGGCGCCGCCACAAGGGTGATGACCTCGCCCGACGGGATCAACTGGACGGCGCGCACGATCACGCTCAATCAGTGGGCCGCCGTCACCTATGGCGCCGGGGCCTTCGTGGCCGTGGCGAACGTCGGCACCAATCGCATCGCCACCTCGCCCGACGGGATCACCTGGACCGCGCGCGCCTCGCCGGCCGACACCAACGCCTGGCTCGGCGTCACCTACGGCAACGGGCTTTTCGTCGGCGTGGCGAACACCGGCACCGGCAACCGCGTGATGACATCGGGTGCGCAATTGGTCGCGAATGTGGGGCTGGGAGGATAGGGCATGGCTGATTTTACCGTCACGATCGAGGACGCCGACCAACTGGCCGGCATCACCTGGGCGCGCGAGCAGTACAACGCGAGCCTGCCGACGAACGACGCCGGCGAGCCGGTCGGCGCGCTCGCCGACGACACCGCGTATGTCCAGTACGTCATGGACAATGCCGCGGCGTCCTACGCGCAACAGCAGATGGACGCCGAATGGCGCTCTGCCTACGAGGAGGCCAAGGCGGCGGCCGCCGCGGCGAAGGCGCCAGCCGTCGAGGAGGAGGCGCCCGCCGAACTAGAGGAGGCGGCCAATGCTTGACGACACCGGGCGCGAACCGCCGTCGATCGACGACATGAAGCGCGACCTCGAGCGCGCCATGCGGGTGGCGGACCTGTTCCGCCAGCAGCGCGACAATGCGGCCAGGTTGGCGAACGACCTACAGGTCGAGCTCGCCGAGTGCCGGCACGAACTGGAGCGGCTCACTGGGCCGCCGGGAGGATCATCCAATGCGTGACGTCGATACCCCGCGCTGCGTGATCGAGGCCGCCCATGCGCGGTGGGTTTCCGAGGCGCAGGAGCGGATCGACCGCCAGGTTTGCGTGCGCGTTGCTGGACTCGACCCGGACGGGCCGCTCGAACCGATGCGCCCGGCGGTGGTGTGGCAGCGCGATGCCGAGTGGCGGGCCATCGTGCAGCGTGCCGACCAGGACGCCCGCGATGCGGCGCTCGTGGCGGCGCTCAAATGGACATAGGGCTATGCTGACGCTGCTCATCACGCTGCTCGTCCTGCTGCTGATCGTCGGCACGATATGGTACGTGATCAGCGTGCTCATCCCGTTGCCGCCGCCGATCGATAGGCTGGCGCATGTCGTGCTTATCGTGATCACGGTGGTTATCCTGATCTGGTTTTTGCTGGCGGTTGCCGGCATGGCGCCGGCACCGCTGCTGCGGTGATCATCCTGGTCGCCGCGGTGGCTCTGGTGCTGCTGCACCGGGCCGATGGCGGGGCGGTGCAGGTCGCCGTGGGGCAGATCACCTCGCTGCACGCAGCGGCGCGCGCCGGGCCAAAAGTGGCCAATTCGGCGGCGCGCTGCGTAATCTGGCTGGCTGACGGGCGGGTGCTGTCGGTCATAGAGCCGTGCGACGTGGTGCGGAACCTGTTGGACGATGCGGCTCGTTCAGCCACCCGTTAACGCGCGCAGCTCAATCTCCGCGCGCGCCGCGTGCAGTTCATCGACCAGCGCAGAAAACTTCGCTGTTGCTAAGGCGGCGTTGCGGATGGTGACGAGGGCGTAGAATATGTCGTCGCACGCCAGGGTGAACTGCTCCGGGTCGCTTGCATAATCGCGCCAGTTATTCGCGAGCGCGACCGCTACTTCTCGCAGATCGGCGTCGTTGTCGCTCATTGGGCCTTCCATTCGCGGCGCAATTGCAGCGTGCCGGACGGCTGGTGGCTTGCACTCCATGCCAGCGCGACGATCCAACCGATGAGCGTCCACCCGAGGAGGGCGTTCAGGATAACGATCGGCCAGCGTTGCTGGTGCCTGCGGTCGAGGGCGACGATCGTGGGCAGGAAATAGAGGGGGCCGAGGGCGAGCACGCCGATCAGAAGTCCAAGGCTGGCTTCGGTCATTGTCATGTGCGTGGCCACCCGCCCGGCGCCCGTTCCGGCGCGTTTATGACGTTGTCGCTCACTGGCCCCACCCTTTCCGGGCTGTGAGCGCCCAGCGGCCGGCTTTCTGGTGGAAGTCGTAGGTCCACTTATCGCAGGTCAGGCTCAAGCCGGTTCCATCGAGCCAGCGCTGCGAGGTTATGACGTGACCGCATATATAGCCATTCTCGCGCACGACCTTAGCAAAGGTCGCCTCCTCGCTAGCGGCAAGGCGGGTGTCGATTTTCCCCGTCGGCGTCGACGGCGTGCTCACTGCTGGCGAATCATTTCTCGCAAGGCTGAAACCAATTAAGCCCAGCGCGAGCGCGCCAAGTAGCAACCACGATTGGTTGCCGCGCCGCGCCCGGCGGGGAGGCGGCTGCGTCGGTTGGTATTGTGTGGCAAAAGGTTCGTCAGCCATTGATCGGGCTCCTACCCGGTTCTTGGTCAGGCGTCGGAGCGGTTTTCGTCCACCACCGCTTCGGCGCCGTTTTTGTTCTGCATCCGGTCGAGCGCCAGCGTGAGCCACGCCGGCACCGGCTGCCGGCCATTGCACCAACGATTGACCGTGCAGCGGCTGCGGTGGATGTGCTCGGCGAATTGCTCCTGCGTGAGCCCGAGCGCGGCGAGCGTGGCGGCGAGGTCGGCGCCGGTCATGTCAGCAGCTTGAAAAAGGCGGCGCCGGCGGCAAACAGACCGGCGCCTGCGGCCATGCCTGCCAACCCGACCTTCCATGCCTCCAGCCGGAACAGGCTGGGGGCCAATTGCATCTCCTGCCGTTTGCGCTCGGCATCGGCGTGGAGTTGGTCGATGCGGGCCATCTCGGCCCATGTCCATATCCGAAATTCGTCGGGCGTCATCGGGCCGAGCGGGTCGCGGCGGGGAATGTCGCTCATAGCAGCGGATAACTGCTGCGGTGAATGCCGACACGGTGCATGTCGGCGAGGTCGAGCAGTTCCTCGTATTGCCGCGCCTCCTCGCTGCCCTCGCCGAGGTCGCCCTCGATCGGCAGCTCGTACTCGACGGCGACCTTGTTGGTGATGACGCTGTAAAAGGCGCGTCCTTCGCGGGCGTAGGTCATGCTATAAAGTCCCTCTCTCTAGTCTGCGTTAAGCGATGGGCGGCGGCTGCAACCGCCGCCCTCGTCGTTTTATTCGTAGCCGTACATCTGCCGCTCGCCGCGGCTCATGTGATAGTGATCATGGGTGGCCCGCTCGTTGCCGCGCCGGGCCAACTCGGCGCTAATCAGCGCCGCCTCGGCCCGCATCGCCGGGATCGTGCTGTCTTCGATCGTCGCGAGGCGCTGTTCCAAGCTGATCCCGCCGAGCCGGCAACCCTCGATAATCTCTTTGATGTTCATCATCTCTCTCCTATCTGACCAACCCAATGTAGCGTTTCGCTACATTGGTGTCCAGGGAGAAAGATGGTTAACGGGATCAGCCGAGCGCCTTCCGCCGCGCGCACGCCAGCGGTGCGCGAATCTCCTTTGATGTGGCCCGACGTGGCCCTATCGTTCCGGCATGATCAGACGCAGAAAAACCGCGCACATCGATGTCCGGGTCGAGCCGGAGCTAGTCGCAAGGATTGATGCTTGGCGCAACCAGCAACGGGTGCCGCCAACCCGCAGCGCGGCGATCGTGTATATGATCGAGCAGTTCCTGGCCCATGATCCTCCGCCTGCCGGTGCGGCAGCGGACAGCTTTCCTGGCGGGGACGTGTGTTTATAGCGGCAAGCCAGAACACCACGCGACTTGCGGCCCGCTTCCCCCGGCGGGCCGTTTTTATTGCCCAAAAGCCTCCAAGCGGGTTTGCGCCGGGATCAGGTAGCGCTCCCTCCTCTTCGCGAAGCGGCTCACTCCATCATCGTTCTCGATAAAGCGATATTCAGCCGTCAGAGTGCCCGCTGCTATGTGCTCCGAAATGATGGCGTCGATCGTCGGGATGGCGATGCCGAGCTGCGCAGCCACCTCCTTGCGAGGCGGGAAGGGCAACCCTCGACGATGTAGATGGATAATATAGGTGAGCAGTTTTGCCGTCTCATTCAAACCCAACCTCCCGCGGTCGTCACGTCAGCTTGGCCCGCCGCGCGTCGACCGCGTCGCGGACGTGCCGCCAGTCGTCGCCGGATTCGCGCCGCGCCCGGCTCATCGTGTCGGCGTTGTCGGCGCCCAGCTTGTCGAGCTCGGCGAGCGTCGCGGCTTCGCTCGCCAGGTGCGCCATCCGGGTGCTCCAGTCCTTCCACTGCGGCCCGGCCTCGCCGCCGCGCAGCGCGACCGTATATTCCGCGTCGTTCCACATATCCGATCTCGGCAGCTCGGGCGCATCGGCATCCGGGATCGCCTCGACCGGCAGCAGGTGAAACGGGTCGGCGTCGCGCAACCGCGCGTCGGCCGCTTCGGCGATGCGGCGCAGCTCGTCAACGTAGGGCGCCAGCAGCTCGCGCGCCGCTGGGCTAAGCGGGCGGTAGAATTCACGAAGCATTGCGAGTCCGCCGATCGCCGCCGCTTCGGCCGCGAGTCGCAGCGTGTCGGCATCCGGCGGGTCCGGTTCGTTCGCGGCGAACGAATCGAGCTCGGCCACCACCGATTGCGGTTCCGGCGGCGGCTCGTGGCTGTCGGCCTGCGCCATCTCGTCGTTGGTGTAGAGCCCGCTGAGTTCCTGCGGGAAAGCTTTGCGCAGCGCCAGGGCCTCGGCGCATTTTGCCAACATGACATCGGGCATGGTCCCCCACATGCGCACCAGCCCGCCATCGCGCGTCCGCTGCGCGTAGGAATCGAACCGCGCAACCGCCCAGCATGGCTCGGTGAAGTGGCGGCACAGCACGGCGACCTTGGCGGCGGCTGGCGGCTCCTTGGCGAGCCATACGTCGTGCCACGCGCCATCGGTGCCGCACCATTCCGGGCCGAGTTGCCCGGCGTAGTTGCCGGTGCGCTCGGCGATGAGGCGCAGCCCGTCAATCGAGGTCTGTATCCCCATAACCTCCCTCCGCTGGGCGCTGTCATAGCGTTTGATGGCGTAAATCTGCCGCGAGAACGGGTCGAGCCCGGTGCGCCGGCACTGGTTGAGGAATAGCTGCAACTCGTCGTCGGTCGCGCCTTTGGCGATCGTGCGCTTGATGAGTTCGACTTGATCCGGCGAGAATTGTGTCGTGCGTTGAATTGCGTGCGGCGCGGGCACTACGTTTGTCATGGCCGGCGCTCCTCCTCCCATCACTGCAGACGGCCCAAGCGGTGCTCTTCGTTGTGGAAACGAAGAGTTTCGAGCTTGCGAATATCCGAGGAATGCTCGATCGCGTTGGCAAACCAAGCGATCATCCATCCCTCATCGATATTGTGCCCGTGGTCGCGAGCAATCTTGCAGAACTCCGCCGCCCATTTGGCCGCGTCGTCGCCCATATAGGCGAGCAATTCCCCGTCTGTCATGGCCGGCGCTCCTCCTCTAATGCCTGGATAATCCGTTCCGCCTCGACCCGGTGCTCCTCCAGCCGCTCGATGCGCTCGACCAGCAGGCACCAGTCGCAGCAGGTCCTGCCGGCGCCCGAATGCCGGCGCCGGATGCGCAGGAAGCGGGCCTCGTCGGACTCAATCCGCGTGACCGGCGGCACGGCGTCGAGCTCGCGCAATGTCTCGCAGGTCATGGCGGCGTCTCCGCTCCTATGCACAGCAGCGCCGCGCCCACGAGCACAACAACCCACAGCATGCGGACGGCCGCCGCCGGGTGCCGCATCGCGGCGCAGGCGAGCAACGGGGCGGTGATCATGCCGCCTCGTTAGCAGTCAGCGGCCCGAACCGACATGCACCTCATCCATGCGGTCGAGGAGGGCGGCCAGGAGCTCGAAGAGGTCATAGCGGCGCCCGTCTTGAAGGGCGATCTGGAATCCCGGGTGCGGCGCTTCCGCGGGCAGGGGCTCGACGCCGAGCCGGCCTGCGATCTCCGGCAGGCGCACGAACGGGTCGGGTGGCGGGTCGGGCAACGGCCGCGGGCCGGGGAAGTTGAAATATCCCGCGACGGTGCGTCCATTTCGATCGGTCATAGCGGATCAATCCCGAGCTCGTTGGCACGATCGAGCCAAGCGGCAATCGCCGCGCGGCTCGTCAGGCCGTCGGTCGATGCGCGTAATTCGGCGACATCTTCCCAAACTGGCGCGTAAATCCATTGCCGCAGATACGCGCGCAGCGCCGCAATCTGACCTGCTGACAAGTCGTCACCGCGTAAATACGACCTGACCGCCGGTTGCAGCACGCCGCTGGTCTCGTACAGCCAATAGCCGGGGGCGTTCATGCCGCCTCGTCCTCGCGTGTCGGCCGCACGTCGAGTCGCCGGTAGGAGCGCGCCGGCACCGTGTAGGCGCGTGCTTCGATCGTCCCCAGGCGGATCAGCCAGCCGGGCAACCATGCCGTCCTGGCCGCTCCTACGCGCTCCCTGATGGTGTCGTCGATCGCCTTCAATCTTTTGTCGGCGTCGCTGACCGTCGCTTTCAGCGCGGCGCGGTCCTCGAGCAGCGACGGCAACTCGTTGTCGGCCGATAAATCTATGTGGCTGCCGTCATCATAGGCAGCCGCCAGCTCCGCGCTCGGCGCAGCTTTGGTCAACCGCCCCGCATCGAAATCGGCCCAGAATGCCGCCAGGTCGGTGATGATCCTTCGCTCGGCTGCGGCGTGTCGTGGGATCTCCTTCAGGTGCAGCGGATAGCCGCTCGACGTGACCAGCACCGCGAGCCATCCGGTGATGCTGTCGAGCACGAGATTCTCGGTCGCGACCTGAATCTGATAACCAAGCGGGAAGGTGCCCCGCCACTGCTCGAAGGTGCTCGGGTTCACCGTTTTGCATTGGATATTGATGACGCCCTCGGGCCGATCCACGACATAGTCCGGCGTCGCGCCGAGACGATGATCGGGGCAAGTGTGAAACGTCGTCGCCTTGCGCAACGGCGTCAAATCCGGCCGCTCTTCCTTGACCGCCTCAGCAACGGCCGGCTCCAGAATGCGCCCGCGTCGCATCGCAGGATTGTCGCCGTGGTTCTGGCCCATCATCTCGGCGATGACCTGATCGCGGGTTAGGTATGGGTGCGCGTCCCAGAGCACGGCGATGCGGCTTGCCGTCATCAGCCCACGCCGTCGATCGAGCCACTCCCCGCGGCTGCTGATCTTCCAGGACTCACGGACGATGCCGTCGCTCATTGTATGGGGCTCGCGTTGTTGATCGCGTGCTCGAAATATTGGAGCGCCGCCGCCGCGGCCCGCAGCCACAGCGCGCGTGCGTCCGGTTCCATCGATTCAAGTGCCTCGAGTGCGGTCATGCCGGGCGGCCGTTCCAAACGCATGGCGCTCTCCAGCATGACGATCGCCAACTCCATCTGGTCGAACTCGGCGACGCTCCCGTGTTTGAAGGTGGCATTCATCAGATCGACAGGCCGACGATGATTCCGGCGAGCACCAGCCCGGCGAGGAAGGCGTCGATGCGGTCGTGCGAACGTATCGGGGACGGCTGCACCAACTGCACGGATTTTGCACGGATTTGTATCCGATTCGGACTTTTAGCGGGTGGATCTCGTCCGCTATCCGTTCCCGTCGGATTTCCGTAAGTAGCTGATTTTATAAGGGGAAAAGTGGTGCTGCCGGTGGGTATCGAACCTACGACCTCCCCCTTACCAAGGATGCGCTCTGTCATTATGCAACACCTTGATCTAATAGGCGCTTTCCTGGGTACGGCCGGGCCGACTGCACGGATTTTGCACAAGTAGAGAGTACTTGCACGGCCTGCACGAGTTCCGGCACCGGCACATGGGCATAGCGCGAACTCATTCGCTGACTGCGATGACCCATGATTTCTTCTCTGATGTCGGCGGGGATTCTCTTGACCAGGAGCCACGTCGCAAAGGTGTGGCGCAGGTCGTGGACCCGCAGATCGGCAATGCCGGCGCGGGCGCAAGTCAGCCGCCACGCCGTCTTGATGTGGCCGCCGCCGTCGCGCTCGGCATAGGGCAGACCCACCGGGGTCAGAAACACAAACCCCTCTCCCGATTTCGGCCGCGCGAGGTTCGCCAGCATCGCGACGACTTGGCTGTGCAGCGGCACGCCGCGGTCTTCGCCCTCGCTCCGGCCGGTGCGCTTATTCCTCTTGGTGTTGCGAAAGATCGCCCAGTTGGCGCCGAGGTCGACATCATCCCAGCGCAGCGAGAGAGCCTCGCCAACACGTGCCCCCGACAGGACGAGGAAAAGAACCAGCCGCCACAAATGCGGCGAGCATGCTTCGAGGAGCCGGTCTGCTTCTTCCTCGCTGGCCCAGCGGGTGCGTCCCCGGCTGATCGTTCCGGCCGGCCGCTCAAAGGTCGGCACATCGCACCATTTGCGCTGCCCTTTTGCGGCCCAGTTCAGCACGGCCGTTAGCGGCATCAGGAAAGAACGCTGCACCGTGGCAGGCGACCTGCCGGCAAAGCGCCGCCGGATCACCTTGTCGACCGCCGCCTGATCGATCCGGCTGCACAGAAGGGGACCGAAATCTTGAACTAGGGAGGGCGACAGCGTCCCGTCCTGGCGCTGGTGCCCGACCACCGCCTCGATCTGGCTGCGGCCGGGATTGACGCTCTCGATATAGCCTACTGCGGCTTCCCGAAAGGTACGACTGACTCGGGGGCCGAGGACCGACTCTTCGAGGATCTGCGCTTCGCGCTTAATGCGGATCGCCTCGGCGAGTTCCTTGTTTGCAGTTCCCGTAGTTTCGTAGACAGGTTGGCCTCGGACGCTGCCGCGGAGATACCAGTTGTCGGTGCCCTTGCGGGGGATGAGCGTGAGCGGCATTTGCGGCGGGCCTCGCGAATGACAATGATGTCTTCGTCGGTGAAAAGGAGCGTGTCGGAACCCTGGATTGCCTCAAACCCGATGGCGCGCAGAAACTCGCGCATCGTTGGCGGCTTCAGATGCAGCAATTCGCAGAGTTCTTCGAGGGTGTGGAGCGGAGCCAACGCCATTACGAACTCCTGGGCCGGCTTGTGCGGTCGCGGCGGCTCCCCTCCACCAGCTTGGCCCGCACGCGATCGAAAACATCCTGCCGATCGTTCAGCCGCAAATAACGCCGTCCACTAACCGCCGGCAAACGTACTGGCACGACGACATCAGCGGTCGAGCGCGCCCGCAGCGCCTCCCAGAGCGCATTGAGGGCGATGTCGTCAAAGCGAATGTGGCGCCCGGTGCTGAGTACCGGCACGCGGTACTTGCGCACGATCTTGCGCACCGAGGCCGGCGTGATGTCGAGGTGCGCGGCGACATCATCGATGCTGGGCAATCGGTCGGTGGGGAGAGGCATTGGGGGACAGCCTCCGGTGGAGCCACGGTTGAGGGCAGACAATATGCGTTCAACGGCATAGGTTAGGGGGATTTCCGTCCGCCGTCTATTCCAAAAATTTTTGGTGGCATTCGTTTGGACCGCTTGTCATTGCGCCGTCGCAATCCCTAACCTGGGTCAACTGACCACGGGATGGAGTCTGCGTTTAACGCATAAACGGGCCGAATGAACAACTCGGAGGCTATGCAAAAGATGTCCATCGCAAGGAGTTACATCCGCGCCACCGACACTCCGCCGTCGGCCGATGAGAGCGCCGACGAGGGCGAGGTCTACCACGTGTCGTCGGATTGGTGGCCGATCGCCGTCTTCCCGGCTCGGCCGGGTGAACCATCTCAAAACTATATGCTATCGCCGGCGCGGCCCGGTCACGGCCCCTGTGAACAAGGTCGCTGGGACGGCGTAAACTTCGTCGCCGAACCTGGCGGCGAACTGATGGAGCCGACGCATTTCGCGGCCCTTCCGGAGCTCCCCTGGATCATCCCTAACTAGGAATCTTATCGTTATTCGGTGCGCCGGCGCCCACGGGAGCCGGTCGCGCCTCCCCCCATAGCGGCCGCGATTTTGCTGTGGTCGAGGCCGATCGCATCGGCAATCGCCCGCACATCGATGTCGGGCCGCGTCATTGCCAACACGACATAGAGCATCCCAACCGTCTGTTCGGAAAACAGCCGCACGACGGCGGTCAGGCGACGCATCTCGCGGTCTTCCTCGGCGGTTGCCCGGGGCGGCGATGCATTCGGCGGGGTATCGTTCGTGGTCGACTGCAGCGCGTCCTCACTCGTCCATCTCGCCAGGTCGGCCGGCGATACCCCGAAATAATCGGCGATCGCCATGACGATGTTGGTGTTGCGCGCATCGGCCGATTTGTAGACGTAATCGACCGCGCAGCCGCACGCCACCATGACATCGGCGACCGCGACGTTCTGCTGCTGGGCCAACTCCTGAACCCGATCGCGAAATCCCCTGTCGTTCCAATACTGCTTACGGTGCCGTCGCGGGCGGCGCGCGTCACCCGTTGTCCCGTCGTCGCCGTTGTCGTTGCGAGGCTCTTCGCCCGGCTTGCTAGCTTCCGTCCCCTCTTGCGTCATCTTCTTTCCCTCGGCTCGAAGGCCTGACGGCAGTCTGAAGGTTCCCCGCTCAATACTCACGGTATTGGTCGCCCCTTCTAATACATCACCAACCAAAAGAAACGGAGAAAAATCCCCCCCGCCACTATGTCGCGCCCGGTTCCCAGTGGCTTTCCGCAGTTTAGGGCATATCGGCGACGATCTGCCTTGCGAACACGATTTAAATGCGGGTAGCCTGCGGGCGCCATGCTGAACGCCGATCAACTGCTGCTGCTTGCCAGGGCCTACTCGCAGGCCACTGGGCTGTCGCTCTACGGCATCGGCAAGCGTGCCTGTGGGCCGAGCAACGACAAGGCTTTCCTGCGCCTGCAACGCGGCCAGGGCATCAACGCCCGCACTCTCGAACAAGCCGCGACGTGGCTCGTGAACAACTGGCCGCAAAATGCGCTGTGGCCGATTTCGGTCCCCGGTCAGCCGATCGCGACCGTGCCGAAATTCACCGCCGGTCGCGCCCGGCCCAAAGTTCCTAATCCCGGGAACACGCCGGGCGGCTCGCGCTCGGCGTCGGCCTAGCCGGGCGAGGCCGCACGATGCGCGCCGCCACCACGCCCGTGATCGATTGGGCCGCGCATCCCGAGCCGTGGCGCACGATCGGGCTGCGCTTCTGGGCTGACTGCGAGGCGATTGCCCGCGGCGAGCCGCTGCCGCCTCTGCGGCGCCGCAAGGGCGGCCCCAAGGTTAATTTCGTGGCGCCGGCAGAGGTGCCGCCGGAGGGCGCCTGATGGCGGCCCGCTTCCGCCTGACCGCGCCCGAGCCGGCCGAGCGTGACATTCACGAGGCGGTCGCCAAGGCGCTCGATCTGTTGCTGCTGGCGCCTGCGTTTTGGGCATGCTACCCGGCTGGCGCCTCGGTGTTGACGCCGCAGCAGCAGGCAAGGCACAGCCGGGCCGGGCTGAAGCGCGGCCTGCCCGATATCTGGGTGCTGCACGGCCGGTTGTGGTTGGTGGAGTTGAAGCGGCGGGGCGGCAGGTTATCGCGGACCCGCATCGTCCGCACCAAGCGCGGCGCCCCTCGGGTGCTCGCCGGCCAGGAGGACGTGTTCCCGCTGCTGGTGGCGACCGGCGCCGTTGGCGGCATCGCGATCTGCACGTCGGTGATGGAGGTGCTGGAGCAGTTGGTTCAGTGGGGCGTGCCGCTGCGGCCGTTCCACGGCGCAAGCGGCGCTGCTAACGTGAAACGCCGGTCGTGCGAGGACCGGCGCTTCGGTGGAGGATGCGATGCCCAAGCGTCGCAAGCTCTCGCTGAGGATTATCGTGGTTCTGCGCGTCAGAATCAAGATCGTCCGCTAGTAAGCGAGGATGGTCAACCCGTCTCCGGGCGGGTTGGCCTCCCTCCGGAGTGGCAGCAACAGGACTCCCGCGACAGCTACGACGTCGCGATCAAGGCGATCGGCGCGAACGTGAAGAACGGCGCCGAGGTCCCGCAATGCCTGCTGCCGTTGCCCAAGGGGCGGCCATGACGCCCGACCAATGGGCCGAATGGGCCGCCTACCAATGGATTGTCATCGGGCGCACGCAACGCAGCATCGCCCGCGACCTTGGCTATGCCACTTCGGCAACGGTCTGCACAGCCATCTCGCAATTCTTGACGGCCGCATTCCCCAACGAAGACGAGGACAATCTCGGGGGCAACTGGAAGCCGCTTGCGCGCCGGTATTTTAATGGGCGAGCCGAGCCAACTGCACCACGAACCGTTGCTTTTGCGGCAGCGCTCGAAAACGCCGGCCGCGTCTTCGACCCCGACGAAAAGACGGCGCCGCGCGATGTCTGGCTGACCTACCGACCAGGCCCAGGCTTCGACTTTATGGAGCCGGCAGCATGACGCGCGCCATCCTCGAAGCGCCGCCGCAACTCGACCTCGATCTCGCCCGAGCTAATCACGAGAGCGCAGAAAACGCCGCCGATGCGCCAACTTGCGTTTCTGCGCAAGTTAGCAAACTCGGCCGCGGCGAGATCGCCCGCGGCGACCCAATGCCCGACGGCCCGTTCCGTGTCGGCATGATGCACGGCCCGAACGGCGCGCTCGAATGGCCGTACACCGTCGTCTGCGGCGACGGGCGCGCCATCGCCGGCCACGTCCCGAGCCGGGAATGCGCCGAGGCGATCGTCGACGCGCTGAACCAATCGGGACAAGATAGGACGAGATAGTAAGTAAACCTGGAGTACACGGGACGAAAAGGGATGTAACGGTACGATCTGGGACACGACAACAAAATATTGCGTTTAAACGGTACAATGTACGCCGATTTTTTATTTGACTTCGCGCGATGATCCTGCCACCGGATACTGGGCGACGCGAAGAAAGGGAAGGGCAATGAGCGAGCTACGTTTAAACGGCGGCAATGGCGCGGCAATCCCGCCGCGCCCGAGAGTGGCGGAGACCAAGCATGACCGCTTCATGCGACTCGCGCCGGGACGGGTGCAGCGCGCGCTCGATGCGCTGCGGCTGGTCGGCCGGCTGTCGTCGACCGAGAACGAATACAGCGAGCGCGAAGCGAGCCAGATCGTCAACGCGCTCCAGCTTCACCTGAATGAGGTTGAGCGGAAGCTGGCGCGCAAGAAAGAACAAAAGACGACGTTCGAGTTCGAGTGATGAAGCGGCGCCGGCCTACCAAATTGGAACGCGTGTTGCTCCATCGTCGAGCAAAAGGACGATGCGCGATCTGTGGTGCGCCGATCCCTATTCGCAAGTTTCACGCAGATCATACCGTCCCGTTTTCGGTCACAGGTCGGACAGTACTTTCCGAACTCCAGGCAACCTGTCCGCAATGTAATTTAAAAAAGGGAGTGAAATATGCCGAAGACGTTCACGGCGTCTCGCCTGGAGATCTCGCTCGCAGTTGATACGATTGTGCGCCGGATTACCGAGGGGCATTCGACTACGGCAATTGTTATGCCGCCACGCACCGGCAAGTCCGATGTGATCAGGGCGGCGGCTCTAGAAGTGGCCGAACGGTTTAGCGGCGTTTCTGTTGCGTTGTCGCCGTGGTTGTTTCTGCGCGATCAACTGATCAACAAGCACAAGACGACCAAGATGTGCGAGCGTCTACACATCGCGCGATACACGCCGGATAAGCTGGAAACGCCGTTTGATTGGGATTTTTATCTCGCGTCTCCCAACCGCGATCTCTGGTCAATGACCATCGCAGCCGCGGCACAGGAGGCTGGGCTGATCCAGCTTGAAGAGGTTTCGGCTCAGCTTAAAAGGCAGGGGCGGCTATTGGTCGTCCATATCGACGAGGGGCATCTCGTCAGTTCTGAGCAGGCCGGGTGGGGCAAGATTGCCGCACGGCTAGAAGCGGCCGGCGCGCACGTCGTCCTGCTTACTGGATCAAAACACCGCTCCGACAATATCGCGCCGTTTGGCTTTCGCGTAACTGAACTGACCCGGCAAGCGGTGAACTACCGCGTTCCCGGCCATGACGCGGCCGGCGAACCAATATTCCAAGTTTATGCTGCCGAGCGCGTCGCCTACGAAATGGAAGCGGACTACGAGTTTAGCCGTGGCGCCGCCTGGACGAAGGGTTATCTCGCATTAATCCAAGCTCGTTGGTTTTCTTACTATTCCGATGGACAGGTAATCAGCGCCGTTAAAGACGCAGCTGCTGTGCGCAAAGCCTTATCAAAAGCAGTGCGTGATCCTGACGTAATCCGCCAAGCCGCGGAGCTCCTGGTCGACGATGTTATGACGCGCAGGCATGTGGCGCCAACCAGCGCTGCCATCATCTTTGTCGGGAATGATGCTCAAAATGAGGCCGAGGACGAACGGCATACTAACCAAGTAAAAAACATAATCGAGACTGTGTGGCGACAGAAAACCGGCGTCGCCCCTATCGTGGTTACCGCGATGCAGCGCGGTATGAAGCAGGACGAAGCGGCGGCGCGCATCAATCGCTTTGTTGGAACGGACGAGGTGCCCGGGTTCGGTGATGCGCTGATCGTTAAGCAAATGGGCGGCGTGGGGCTCGACGCGGGGCGCATTAAAACCGCCCTGGATCTATCGGTTATCCGCACATCATCGGGAGGCATACAGCGATGGCTACGGATTGCCACGCCGTGGGATGATACCAATGGCAAGCCGCTCGCGACCAATGGCACATTAATAATACCAAACGATTTCCTCACGGAGAGCCTCTATGAGTACGTCGTGGCCAGCCAGGGCGGCGACCTCGCGTCACTCATCAACAAGGTGCGCCTCGAAGACGAGGAACGTGACCCCAGCGATCCACCTCCTGATCCCGATATTTCTAATCCGTTTAATGCCGGCGTAACCGACCTGCATTTGGACGCAATCGGCTCCGCCAAGGATGACCTGGTCAGTAGAGTGTTGCGACAACAACCAAAGCTGGCGTTGATTTACGATCGTGTGGAAATTGCCCGCCGACTTGACAGCGGTCAGATCACGATTACTGAAGACGATGAAGGTGTTGAGGAAAGCGTTGTTGATGATGTCAGCAGCGATCGCGAGGGGTTGTACAACCGCATCAACGAATTGACGATGAAATACGCAAACTCCAAGTGCGATTACGGTGTCGACCGGGAATCGTGGGTTCGGCATCGGACACACATTACCTCCGAGGCAAAGCAGCGTGCGGGCATTAAGGGGAAGACTCGATCCTGCCACGATGTGCCGCGCCTGGAAGCGATGATCAAGTGCTTAGAGATGTGGACTTCATGAGCTTTGAGCGACATCAGTATCCACCGATGCTTGGTCCGCTCGAAGCGGTCCCGGCCGGAACGCCCGCATGGGCGGAACGGCTGGGGCTGAGGATCTTGAACGCCGTCGAAAGAACCGAACAGTACGGTGTTGATCCGCTCGTTGAATTAGTCGAGATGGCTCTCGATGCCGGGGAGCCGAAGCCCTGGAATGTATTTCCGGAAGGGAAGCCTTGTCGGACGCCTGACAAGTATCTGCGGTATGCCGCTGGGGTTGATTGCGTCAGCGTCGGCAAGCTGATCGCCGCCTATAAGGGCGAAGACGATCCGTTGGTGAGAAAGCTGCGCCGCTGCACCGCTGAAGCCGAGAAGGCGATCGCGGATGAGAACCAGAAAGCAGGAGTGAACCTTAGTTACGACGTAACGAAGGTTGTTGGGCGGGGCAACAGCTCCGACTACCTCCTTCGCCGCCTCGCGCGCGAGCATCCCGACATCCTCGAAGCCTATGTGCGCGGCGATCACAAGACGCCAACCGCCGCTGCCAGGGCGGCCGGAATCAATGTGGACACACTGCCACTAACGAAGCTTCGACGCGCCTGGAAGAACGCCACGCAAGAGGAACGCGAGATGTTCCTCGCCGAGATCGTGCCATGACCGAGCTCTTCCCGCCCTCCGTTGACGACATGATCGCGTGTGTGAAGCGCGAGATCGCGATGCGCGAGCGCGTCTACCCGCGCCGTATCGCGGCCGGGCACATGGGGCAGGAACTGGCGTGGCGAGAGATCGCCACCATGCGCGCGGTCTTACAGACACTGCTCGATCTGAGGGACCGCGGCAGTGCCTGACGGTGCCCGCGTCATCACCGGATACCGCGCCGCTCTGGCAGTCGCCGACGAGCAGATCCGGGAGTGGCAATCGCGCCAGGTGTCACCGCGTATGGCAGCAAAGGCGCTCGATGTGGCACTGCTCGACGAGGCGCTGTGGGAGGTGATACGGCGGCGTCTGGCAGTGTGGTATCTGGCCCATCCGGAAGCGGGGAACGGTTGCTGATGGCAGCAGCTCACGACAACAACTGGATGCCGCTTTATATCGGTGACTATCTGCGCGACACCTCGCGCCTGACTACAGAGGAGCACGGCGCCTATCTGCTGCTCATCATGGACTACTGGGTTAACGGCCCGCCGCCGGATAACGACCGTCAACTCGCCGCGATCGTCAAAGCCTCACCCCACAAGTGGAAAAATCTGCGAAAAATTTTGGGACCTTTCTTCAAAATCCGTGAAGGGTATTGGCGACAAAAACGTATCGATGCCGAACGTGCCCACGCAGGCGATCTAACCGAGCAAAAACGTAGGGCTGGCCTTGCGTCTGCGGAATCGCGCCGAGCGCGGGACGGCACCGCACAACCGAACACCCGTTCGAACACCGTTCGGGTTTCTGTTCGGACACAGGCACAGCCACAGTCAGAGGGTTATATTAATAACCTTAAAGGGTATCTTGGCTCCGCCTGCGCGAGCGCGCGCGCGAGGGAGGAGCCTTCGGACGGTGGGTTCATCGCGCTCGACGAGCTCGTCGAGGTGGTCCGCGGCACGCTCCAGCCACCGCGCAACGGCGTCCACGACCCGGTGGCGTATCGCGATGCCATCCGGTGCAACAAGCGCGAGCGGTGGCACAACAATCTGGCAGTGTTCGTCGGTGAGTCACTGCCCGGCGGCATCGGCGCGAAGATGCCGGCATGGGAAGCGATCGAGACCAGCCGGGCATGTGGTTGCCGTGCCGCCACGCCGCCCGAGATCCGCCGCGCCGTCGACCAGTTGTCCCGGTTGCGTCAGAGCCAGCAGCAGCACGCCGAGGCCGCCGAATGAGCGCCGAGCTCGAGGAACGCTTCAGGATGGCCATCCTGAATTTCAGCGCCGGCAAAAGCTTCGCCGAGCGCATGCGCACGATCGCCGCCATCCTGGCCGCTTTCGGCGACCTCGAAGCCGCCGGCGACAATCCACGAGGGGCGCGGCTGCTGTTCGATGCCGCGGCGCAACTCGAACACCTGGCCGAGGCCGCCGAATGACCGCGGTCGACGCCGCGTCCTGGTACGCGGTGCAGACGCTCGCCGGCCACGAAAGCACGGCGGCGCTGCATCTGCGCCGGCTGCGGCTGTGGGTGTTCCTGCCGATGTCGCCGGTCGTCCGCCGTCCCGGTGACAGCGAGCGGCGGTGGCGACCGCGCTTCACCGGCTATGTCTTCGTGCAGCTCGACCTCGACCAGCCCGGCTGGCAGCGCGTCAACAAAGCGGTCGGTGTCCGTCACCTGCTGCCGGTGTACCTCGATCGGCCACTGCCACTGCCACACGGTTTTGTGGAGCGCCTCATGTCACAACCCGACGATGACAGCGTGCTCATCGAGTTCGGCGAGCACGACCTGGTTCGCATCATCATCGGTTCACTCGACCTCCTCGCCGAGGTCGAGCGCCAGGACGGCGAGCGCATCCGCGCCCGCCTCGACAACGGCGCCGTGATCGAAACCCGCACCGCCAGCGTGGAAAGGGCTTGACATGGATCAATCATATCGGCGATACGCATTGCGGTCGCCAGCCACCTTCGCCGGGCCTGTTACACAGGCACCCCGGTGGCGGCGCTAGATTACCCCATGCCGGATAGACGCAGCCCCGCCGCCCGTCGGCTCTACAACCTGTACCGTTGGCAGCGTGTCCGCCGCTATGAGCTCGCCCGCCACCCGCTGTGCGCCCGCTGCCATGCGCGTGGCCGCATCACCCCGGCCAACGTCGTGCACCACAACCCACCGTGGCAGGGCGACGAGCAGCGGTTCTGGTCCGGCCCCTTCGAGTGCCTATGCGCCGAGTGCCACGACAACGCAGCCAACCGCGAAGAGCGCGACGGCTACTCACCCGAGCTCGGGGCCGATGGCTGGCCGAGCGACCCGCGGCACCCGGCCAACCGGGGATTATCAGCCACCGCTACGATCGTTAACAAAGGTTAATATTAACGAAGGTTAACGCGGCGGGTCGATTGTAACAGAAAGGTTAACGGGGGCAGGCCGGGGGGGCATGACGAAATCCTGATCGGGCATCGTTTGAAAAC